AACTAGGACTATATCTTCCTCTTTGTTGTTCATAAGCTTTCTGAATCTCTTTATTATAAAGTATATTCTGTTGTTCATCAAAACCAATATCATCGCCAATTTCTTTATCTTTTACTCCACCCTTTTTGTATTGACCGGGTTGAATAATATTTCTTTCAGTTGCTGATTGTTGAGGTTGAGTAGGCATATTTCCCGCAAGAGCAGGTGTAGGCATATTAGGATTTTGTCCTTGTTGAGCAGCTTGAGCTTGCTCCTGAGCCTTCATAGCCTGTAGTTCCTCGTGTTCCTTTTTTTGAATAACTTCAGCAATAGAACCTTTATATCCCTGGGCTAATAATGCTTTTATTATTTCAAACTTTTGATCTGTCTCCATTAATCGTTAGAGTTAGGTTTTTGTTTAGCAATTTTAACTTTATTATCTACATCTTTACTCTTAATATTTGCTTCTGTTGCTTTAATACTCGCCTCTTTCTTTTTAATAGCCAGTTCAGATCTTTTTATGTCTTCATTCGCTTTATTAGATCTTCCTACCTCTTCCATCGCTTGACGTTTGGTATCAGAATCTTTATCTTTAACACCTACTTCTTTAATAACTTTCACACTGTCTACTTCTACACGTTTATTGTTATCTTCTGCATGAATCATAGCTACTTTAATTTGAGTCTCACGATCTTTATGTTTATTCATATTATCATTCTCTCTTTCCTCTCTAGATCCCTCAAGTTTAGCTTGTTCAATTTGATTCTGAGCCTCTTGTTGTTTAGCGCCAGCCTCTTGTATTTCTTTTTCAGCTTCTTTGATTCTTTTCTTGATCATAGCAAAGCTATCCGCATCAATCATTTCAGCTACAGTTGAAGCTGGAACACCATTTTGAACCATAGATTGAGATAATACTTTAATTGTATCAAATTTCTCTTGCTCTTTTCCAGAATCAGTAACAAATATCCCGTAGTTAGACTCCATATGACTCACAGTATCTAAACTTAAGAAGTCTGTAGTACCATCAGGCATTACAAAGGCTGTTTTTTTACCAGTATGCCAAGCTTCTTTAGAGTAATCTAGTAAGGCTTGCATATCTCGTTCTTCCATTCTATTAAATTTCTTAAATAAATCCTCGGTAATATGAGAAGATTGAACAATAGCTTGTTGAGATACTGCTTTTCCTTCATAACTTCCTATTTGTCCTTGTCTTTGCCTATTAACTCCCGATAGTTTTTCCCATTCTAACATAATAGATTCTAATAAGCCTAAATATTGATCAATAGTTTTAATAGACATATCCATTACGGTTTGATGCTGTGGATTTAAGGTTATACCTTCTTTATTATAATCTACCCATGCAATACCTGTACCTTCTACATAATACATAAATTTATCCATGTCCCATTTTTTAGGGATCATATTAATATCAAATTGGGCGATAATATCCTTTGAGCGTGCAATAGCTAATTCTAATCTGTATTTATATATATTATAAGTAAGTTGAAATGGAATACCTAATGCTACTAAAGATATATTTTCTGCATTAACATCTGAGTATCGTCTACCATTGATAGGCAATTTACATGTTGAAAAATTATCTAAAGAAACTCTTTGATTAGCAATAGGAGCAATATTAATAAGCATTCTACCATCAATTCTAGTTCCTTGCCAAACTTCATTTACCCAAAACCATTCTAATTTAGCGTCTGCCTGTTTTAATTCCGCAGTCAATTTAAATCCGTCTTCTACTTGCATTTGTTCACTCGCTCCAGTTTGCGGATCTAAGTATGTAATAAAACCTAATCTTTTTCTAGATTTCCAGTACACACTTACTACTTCTAGTAATCTATTTCTGTATGCATTAGGATTTTTACCTGTGGAATTAGCATACATTAGATAAGAATCTGCCTCCATATGCCTAGGCTCTTCTAGCTCTAATATTTGTTCTTCAGTTAAATCATCATAATAATGATCTACGACGGTAGATGCATGCACATATTTACGAACTAGTGCCCAATCTCCATCTTCTACAAATTCTAAATCTGGATCAAGATCATAATCTACATCTATTGGATTAAGAACTTCATAGAAAGGTTCACTATTACGTACTCCTCTATGGGTATATGTTTCACCAGATATTAAGAAATGAAACCAAGCTTTATTTAACTTGTCTTCAACTTCTTGCTCTGCCATTATATAGTTCATAGCAGACTGTCCTTTAAGCGCTCTGTTATCTACATAACTAGCGTCAAATTGTTTAGCTATATGATCTGGAAGTTGTACATCTTGAGAATCTAATCCAGTTTCAACTCCTTTCTCATTTAGTTTGTTTACAAACATTTGTTCTAATCCTTTGTAGATAGCTTGCTTCTTTTCTTCCTCTTTGATAGAAACACTATCTGCATTTTTGACTACTACAGAGAAATTGAGAGGTCGTTTAGATTTTTCTCCTAGTAGAAGATCAATGATAGGCTTGATGATAGGATAATTACGCATTTGGGATGGGAAATTAGTACGGCTTTTACCATACGGTTTCAGTACGTGGTTATATTCTCCCTCATCAATTACTCCATTATAGTAGTCATACAATCTTTTAAGGCCGTCGTTATGCGAAGCATACCCCGTTCCTTGATCAGATAAGTCGATATAAGCTTCTACACAAGCCTCTCTCCACTTTTTAGTTTTTTGTCGTATAGGCATTTTTTGCCTAGGTATTTTATCGTATCCCATAATTTACAAATTTAATTAAATTTGCCTTCGTTTTTACTACGAAGGTAAATATTACTCTTCTAATTATAAATATAACACTATAAATAATCACAGATCTCATATAAACTGTACTTTAAAGTAAGTTCTTCTCCCGCTTCTATCTTGCGGAGAGTCTTTAATCTTTTATAATCATCATTATCATCCTCAATTAATTCAACATTAGGCTCTTCCGAATGATTAATAAATCCCCCTAGAGGAGTCCTAATATAATCATGTTGAAAATTTGGATCATAAACATGGCTTATACCTATAACCACCTCTCCCGGAATATCTTCTGTAGCGAGAATCCCTGCTCCATGAATTTTTGACGGACCTATTGCTAAGTACTCCGGTAGAGGGTTATAAGGTTCTTTGTCTTTACATTTTTTCATTTAATAATAATTTTGGTCAAACCATTTATCTGCAGCTCTATCTGTTAAAACATCTTTAACTTCAGCGTTATACAATTCTCTAGTATGATACATTCCAATCATAAAGGCCATAACACGGTCAAAGTTACCAGAGTGATTAAACTTAATCAACTCCATTAAAAATGCAGGATCATATATTTTATGCAAATTTAACAATTTATTTCCATCGTCGTCAGTTCTACGCACAGTATTTAACCAATCTCGTATATATATCTCACCTTGTCTCTTTCTAGCCTCTGTCATATGCATACCATATTGACGTTTTACTGTCTTACTTCTAAGTTCTCTTTTATCTAACATCTCAAATTCTTCTTGAAGTTTATGTAACTTCCTAAATCTTTTAGCGTATGCTATAACCTCACCACGATCATTCTCAAATCCTATCTTACATCCATAATAATCTGCTAATAAAAATAAATTTCTATTATAATCATCTTGTGTTTTAGGTCTTCCTACATATGAAGCCACTATAAGATCGTCTGGTTGGGAAAGATTATTGGGACGCTTGATTACATAGGCGGCTCCTAAAGAAGAAGAATCCGCAGATTGATTTTGTCCATAGGGGTCATGGCAAATGACATATAGGTTGAGGGGAACGTGGTTCTCTTTATTTTTATAAGGGGCCTCATATATCACGACAGCTCCTGTGGTATCATCATCTTTTCTATGTGGAAATTTAATGACTTGCCTTAGATCACCATCAGGTTTAAACTTAACTTGTGCCTTATCCCCATAATATAATTTCCCTACTGTACCTATAGCCTGAAGATTTCTTGATTTTATTTTATTATACTGTTCTTGTAGAGAAGCTATATCAAATAGATTAGCAGTAACTTGTAACGTAGCTTCTTGGGGGGAGAAAGGGTGCTCCGCTATATATTGGTCTAGTGATTTTGCATCCGCAGCACCCTTCTTTTTTTCCCTCATTTGTTCTTCGTACTCCTTTGCTTCTTGTCTAATTGAATTTCCGTACTCATCTATAAATCCATCTAAATTTGTTTGGATAGGTATAAAATATCCACATTGAGTACCCACAGCCCCAGAGTCCCAAATGTTCTCATAAGCCATGCAATCATATGCCACTGGATTATAAAAAATTTCTTCCATAGCTTCAAAATCTGCTCCTTCTGTACCACCTGTACCAAAAGCTACCATTAATCCTAATGTTTTAGATCCCTGTCTCATTGTTGGCATTGTTACTTCCCAGGCTTTAAGGAGTCCGGGGAATGACCCAGCTTCTTCAAAGAATACTAACTCCCCCGCTTTTCCCCTCACCTTGTCTGGAGCATCCTTCAAAGATACTCCCATTATCTGGGACTTCATACCCATTTCTATCTCAATACCATTAACTTTCTTTTTATACCCAGACATTTTACTCATCTCCCTGTCTCTTAATCTAGGTTGAGCCCACGCAGTATTATCGTCTATAAAAGTTAAAAACTCCCACGCTTTTGAAAGCAGTCCGTCCCCGATCAAGTATTCTTTTTGTGCTGCAAATACAAAGTTTTTTGAGTTCTTAACAAAGAAGTAATTACGAGCAAGCATAGATCCTGCTTTATATGAGTATCCTTTTCTCCTTGCTTTAAGGACAATCATATGTTTATTATCTGCCCTAGCTTTATCTATCTCGTGAAAATATTCATGATCTCCATCATAGAAACTTGGAAAACTACGCTCACGTCTAGATTGTATAGTACCATCAGGAAGTTCTTCATCTATGGCTCTATCAATAGGACAATAGTTTAAATAAAAATAATGAAATCCTGTACATGTAAGTCATCTATAGTATACCCATACATACATCGCCTAGCTTCCTCATCCCAGTATTCGTAGTAATCACGCGTACCCGGTAAGGCATCAGTGAATCTGCCTTTACTAAGAAATGTTAAAGCTGCAGGTCTTACTCTGTCTGTATTTTGCATTGTTCTTTTATTTTAACTAGTTCCGCACATTTTTCATATTCTTCTGTGTTTGTATAGTATTCTACTACCATATCAATGATATCTGCACTTCTCCCATCTTCTTCTATAGGATCAAAAGGTAAATAAAACCTTTCAATTGATTCTTCGTCTTCAAATCTTTCATAAATATCATCTAAAGTTTTTTTCCTGGTTATTATTTGATAAGCATTTTCCATTGCTTCTTCATACATTTCTAAATCTTCTAAAAATTCCATATCTATTTTTTGTTTTTACTATGCCACATTCTCCAATGTGCTGCATTATTTTTTAATAACCAAAGATTAAGTATATATTTATCATTACTAATCGGAACATGTCCTTTATGTAAATGAGTAAAATATGCTGGAAATATTACTAGTGATCCTTGAGTAGGAGGAACTTTTACATTTTGATGATAAAACTCAGTTTCTCCCCCTTCTTTTACATCATTTAAATAGAACATACATACTATAGTTCTTTCTAGAGATGGACTTTCTGCTCCACAATCTTCATGAAAAGCGTGATAACCCCCTACTTCTTTATCATATTTTTTTATTATTATACTTTTTGCCCAGAAGGAATAACTAGATTGGAGATTATCTAATATAGTAGAATCATCAGTCTCTTTATCAAATGAAGTCCGTTGTGTGTACGGATATTTCCTAAAATACTCAACTACATGTTTATCTAATTCTGATCTTATAGCTGAAAGTAGCATGGGTTTTAATCCAGGTTTTTCGGATAAGACCTGTAATAGATTCATGTCTATACTCTGCTTTATATTATAATCTACATTACCATGCATGCCAGATCCTCCCGGATAACTAGCAGTGGGCGTTTCCTCATAGAGTTTAATTATATACTCACACACTTCTTTTGGTAATACATTTTCATACACTTCGATAAAATTATTCATATTATATACTATATTTATTTACTTCAATTCCACCTCTATTAGTATTGGCGGCTTGTTCTTCTTTTTTTACTAGCTCTTCTAATCGTGATAGTCCATCTACCACTTTACCCATGTTAGATAAATTAGCAATTAAATCCTTAGCATGAAATATTGGTTTACCGTGATCGTCCATTAAATGTAAATCTATATCTCTAAAGTATTTCTCTAATTTTACTATTGATGTCCGT